CCAGTTGAAGAATATATATATAATAAGGGGCCTAATGGGGAAGAGTTTATTGATGATATGAGGTATATCCGTTTATATGAGGATGAAGATGATGGTCTCTAATTTTCCGCTCACTTTTTCGTCGCACTTTTTAAGATATATTTAAATTCCCGCGAATATTGCATAGTGGTAGTGCGTAACCTTGCCAAGGTTAATGTGCGGGTCCGATTCCCGCTATTCGCTCCAGACCTCTGTAGTTCAGTGGACAGGGACTTCTAAGCCATGTGCCGCAAGTTCGATTCTTGCCAGGGGTGCCGTAAAAGAAAAAATCCCAATCAGAGGCGGATCCGATTGGGCATTTCTAGTGTATTGCTACACATTATATAGGGAGACGTTGCCGCCATCACCTACACATCTTAATTGTAATACAGCTTGTTTTCTAAGTCAAGCCTTTTCATCAATTTTTTCTGGCGGGGTAAAAGAAGGGTTAGGACCCAATAAATATCCCTGTTCATGGTATTCAATCATTTTCCCAGCTTTTTCTGGATCAAGGTGATTTGTAATAATTGTTAGCATGTCATAAATACGATGAAGCATTATATAATTCACCATAGGCAAATTGTCTTCTAGTGTTTGTGACTTTTCTTTTTCATCAGACATCTTCTACCTCTTTTAGCATTTTTAAATATAGGCCTTGCCCTATATAATTTTTGTATGTACAGGATAAGCAATAAGTGTATATCTTATCCTCTTCCCCCATATTTGCAAAAAGAAGGCCCTGACACAATGGGCAATCCATTGATGAAACAAGGCCCTCTTTTGCTAGAGCTAGGTATTTAGACACTACTTGTATCTTAATAACTACTCCTTACTCTTAGTTGGAAATTTCGCTAGCCATTCTTTTGTCTTTGGCGTTAGCCCTTTCCATGATGACCAGTCGGTTCCGCCTTTAGTCATATAATACGTTATCTCTGCATTGATTACTGGATCAAATAACGAATAGTTACTATCCAGGTCGAATTTTTCTTTTCGATCAAAGCCTAGGTTACCAAGCATATTAATCTGAAAAATTCCGTAGGAACTGTCTCCAGTATTCCTGTTGCCGTTATAAGCCATTGGTCGTCCATGAGATTCCTTTTTAGCTACGGCCCAAGCCATTTTAAGAGCTTTCCCTTCAAAGCCTACATAAGAGAGCAGTTGTACTAGCTCTTGGTCTGTAAGGCCCACTGAAGGCTTGTATACAGTATTGCTGAACTTTTCCAGCGTTTGTTTTTTCAGTTGTGCATCTGTTTGCAACAAGGGCTTTGTTACCAAAGCCTGAGCTGGCAGTATAGGGTTTAGTGTTGATCCACTAAACAAATACAGCACAACAATTGCAATTGCTACATAGTGATGTAGAACATCACTAAGTTTTTCTTTTATATTCTCCATAGGTATTCCTCCTTTGAAGAGATAACGAACTCCTATCATAACATTATTTTATTGGATATGTCAAATGAAATAATGCTTAATTTAATTCTAGTTAACCAATAAAATGCCTTAAATCATGTTCTTTTTTTGCAAACCCCTTCACTTCTTAAAGAATTTTTGGTAGAATAGTATTTCAAATAAAATTTATGCGCTTAGAGGCGAAGAAACAGGTGTCAAGTCAATTGAAAAATATTATAGAAAACCCATATGAAAACTTTATAGCTTTATCAAGGTATGCTAGGTGGATTGCAGAAGATAATCGCCGAGAAACGTGGGGTGAGACAGTAGAAAGATATTTTTCCTTTATGCTAAATCATTTAAAAGAGAATTATAATTATATTCCAGATGAGAAGCTTGTTGCGGAATTAAAAAATGGTGTATTTGAAAGAAGTGTAATGCCCTCAATGCGTTCTGTTATGACTTCAGGACTAGCATTAGAAAGAGATAATGTAACTGGATACAATTGTGCTTTTCTTCCAGTTGATTCCCCCCGATCATTTGATGAAACCATGTATATACTTATGTGCGGTACGGGAGTAGGATTTTCTGTTGAGTATAAGTATATTAATAAACTTCCTGCCGTCCCAGAGTCTTTAGAAAAATCAACTACAGTAATTACAGTAGAAGATTCAAAGCAGGGTTGGGCAAAAGCATACCGAGAGCTTCTTGCACTGCTTTGGTCTGGTCAGATCCCAGCAATAGATGTTTCTAAGGTTAGACCATCAGGAGCAAGACTTAAAACAATGGGTGGAAGATCTTCTGGACCACAACCACTAGTAAACCTGTTTGATTTTACAATTGCAAAGTTTAAAAACGCCACAGGAAGAAACCTTAAGCCAATTGAATGTCACGATATTATGTGTAAGATTGGAGAAGTTGTTGTAGTAGGCGGAGTTCGCAGGTCGGCAATGATTTCGCTTTCAAATATTAATGATATTGAGATGGCTCAAGCTAAATCAGGAAATTGGTGGGAGGCAAGTCCACAACGTGCCTTGTCTAACAACTCTGTTGCATATTCACGAAAGCCAGACATGGAACAGTTTATTGCAGAGTGGAAATCATTATATGATTCAAAATCGGGAGAACGTGGGATATACAATGTCGCTGCAGCGCAAGCACAAGCAGCAAAGTATGGACGCAGGGATCCAGATATTCATTATGGCACTAATCCATGTTCAGAGATTATCCTTCGCCCGTATCAGTTTTGTAATCTTTCAGAAGTGGTCCTGCGTGAAAAGGATACAAAGAAAGAAATTGAACGCAAGGTAGAGCTTGCCACCATTCTTGGAACATGGCAGTCTACTCTTACCGATTTCAAATATCTTCGTAAAATTTGGAAAGATAATACAGAAGAAGAACGACTATTGGGTGTATCCTTGACTGGACAATTCGGACACAAGTTTATGTCTGGCAAAGAAGACCTTGTTTTGCTGGAAGCATTTTTAATCAGTCTTAGAGAATCAGCACGAGCAAAGAATAAAGATGAGGCTGGGAAAATTGGGATTCCAGAGTCTGCTGCTATTACATGTGTAAAGCCATCTGGAACAGTATCTCAATTGGTCGGGGTATCTTCAGGAATGCATCCGTGGCATTCGCCATATTACATTCGCACCGTACGCGGCGCAAAAACAGATCCAATTTCTGTTTTTCTTAAAGAGGTGGGAATCCCAGTAGAAGACGATGTTATGAAACCAAACGAGACATCCGTTTTCTCATTTCCAATAAAAGCACCAGAAGGTGCAATTGTAAGAAATGACTTAACAGCAATTGATCATTTAAATATTTGGCTTGTTTATCAAAGAGCCTGGTGTGAACATAAGCCCTCTATCACCGTATCTGTAAAAGAAGAAGAGTGGATGGAGGTCGGTGCCTGGATATATAAGAATTTTGATGAGGTCTCTGGAATTTCATTTCTTCCTCATTCTGATCATTCATACAAACAGGCTCCATATCAAGAAGTTTCCAAAGAAGAATACGACACCCTTGTTTCCAAAATGCCTAGCAGCATTCGTTGGGACGACTTGTCTTTTTATGAAACAGAGGACGGTACTTCTATAAATGCTACATTAGCTTGTAGCTCTGATGGAAATTGTGAGTTAGTGGATATTAGCGGATAGTGGTACAATAATAGAATTGGGATAAAACCCAAAATTCCTGGGCTCCCGCCCAGAAATAAGGAGGATCTAATGAAAAGAGATCTAGACAAGAATGGAATGGTAGAAATGCAAGAGAAAATTTTAGCTGCACTAGCAAGCTATGGACGTCATTTCCTAGGAATAGCAATTGGTTTGTATTCTGCTGGAGTTACGGATCCAGGCGATTTGGCCAAAGGCGCAATTGCGGCTTTTGTCCCCGTTATCTTAAAAGCACTTAATCCAAATGAAGCGTCGTTTGGATTTACAAAGAAGTAAAATTTAATACAGATTAGAAGCGCCCTTATGGTAAAATGTCCATAAGGGCTTTTCTAATTTAGGGGTGATCATGGCAGCGCAAAAAAATTTCGAAGTTGATCAAAACGCTACTTTTACTTTTGAAGTAGAATACTTAGACGAAGATCTAGCCGCAATTCAACTTAATTTTCATACAGCAAAGCTTCAAGTAAGAGATACACAGGGTGGGAAAAAATTAGCTTTTACACTTACAGAAACCGACGGAATAGTAATTAGTCCAACTTTAGGAAAACTTCAAATATCAATATCAGCAGATAGAACCAATAAAATGTTTTATCCAAAATCAGCATACGATCTTGTTTTAATTGACCCAAGCGTTAATAAGACAAGATTGCTAGAAGGGTATATGACTCTAAATAGGTCTGTAACAATATAATGGCAACTCGCTTAATAGTAACTGAAAATAACCCACTAGTTGTTGTAAGAGCATCTGGGGCACCAGGACGTACAATTATTAGCGGCACTGGCAATCCTAGTAACACTCTCGGAGTGCCTGGAGATTTTTATTTTGATACAACCACAACCAGATTTTGGGGACCAAAGGCCTCGCAGACAAATACTTGGAATATAGCGCAAAGCTTTATTCTAGATAAGCCGATATCTTTGACTCACCCATGGGAGCTATCTCAAGTTACTGGCCCAGTAAATGGTACATATTCTGTTGTTATTAATCATAATCTGGGGTTTGCTCCAAATGTGACGGTAAAATCTAGCGCAGGCGACATATTAGAAACAGGAATAGACTATAATAGTATTAATCAAATAACACTGACAATGGCACAGCCGTTTTCAGGGACAGCATATCTGTCATAAGGGAGAAAAGAAATGGCAAGAAAATTTTTAATTAGCGTTGATCTTAATAAAAATGAACTTTTAAACGCGAGAATTCAGAACCTTGGTTCAGCACCATCTAGCCCTGTATCTGGACAGATTTACTACGACACATCGACCAACACGATGTACTACTACAATGGCCTATCTTCACCAGATGGTCCATGGATGCCAATGTCGGGATCCACAGAAGTTGTTCAAGACATCATTGGATCTTCGGTTATAGGAACTTCACCAATAACAGCAACATACAACGATTCAGCGGGAACAACAGCAATATCTTTAAACAACACAGCCGTAACAGCTGGTTCATATGGATCAGCAACAGCTATTCCAACATTTACAGTGGATGCACAAGGTAGATTAACAGCGGCATCAACTGCAGCACTAGCTACCACACTTGCAATAGCAGGAGAAACTGGAACAGATACAGTAGCTCTATTATCAGATACATTAACAATAACTGGTGATAGCGCAATTGATACTGCCGTTACAAATAACACAATTACAATTACGGCAAAAGATTCAACATCTTCTCAAAAGGGTGTTGCCTCATTTGATTCAACAGACTTTACCGTAACATCTGCAGCAGTAACATTAAACGCAGAAAGAGTACAAGACATTGTTGGCGGAATGGTTTCAGCAAATGTAGAATCTGGAATTTCCGTTACCTATGATGACCCAAATGGAAAACTTGATTTTGATGTAAATGATTTCAGCATTACTCTTACAGGAGATGTAACAGGTACTGGAACAGTAACAAACCTCGGTAACGTAAGCTTTGCAGCCACAATTCAACCAGACTCTGTTTCGCTAGGAACAGATACAACTGGAGCATATGTTGCAACAATTGCTGGAACAGCTAACGAGGTTACAGTATCGGGATCTGGTTCAGAAACAGCAGCAATAACAGTTGGATTACCAGATGACGTAACAATTACTAACAACCTTACAGTTGGCGGTAACTTAAACGTAACTGGAACAATTAACTCAGTAAATACCACTCAGGTAAACATTGTTGATAATAAAATCAATCTTAATACCGACTTTACAGGGACCCCAACAGTTGATGCTGGCGTAAGAGTAGAACGCGGAACATCTGCAGACGTAGAAGTACTATGGAATGAAACTTCAGACCTATGGACACTTACAAATGATGGCACTAACTATCATGCAATTGTTCGTAAATTTTCTTCTAATATAACAACATCAGAAGTTTCCCCATTTACATTTTTAGCAACACATAATCTTAATACAAGAGATGTGGTTGTTGCAGTTTATGACAATTCATCTCCATATTCAGAAGTGGAAGTAGATGTTGATCATACATCAGTAAATTCAATAACACTAACCTTTGCCGCCGCGCCAACTGCTGGAGCATATAGAGTAGTTATAACAGGATAACAATGGCAAAGCAATTTAAAACAACAATTGCACCCCCAGCGTTATCTTCAGATCCAACTGGAGTTTATGCTGGAGAAATTTATTATAATACCGTCTCTGGGGCATTAAAAATATTTAATGGCTCAACCTGGTCTTTACTAACTGGAGGCGGCGGTTCAACAAGTACTTTTCAAGTTTTATCAGATCCACCAGCTTCACCATCACAAGGAAGAACATATTTTGATTCTTCTGAAAATACAATTAAAGTTTATAATGGCACTATTTGGTATGACGTTGCTGGTCCAAAAGAATTAATTGACCATCAACACTATGCAGGAGAAGGCCTTGTAAAACATGCAGACTATGGAAATTACGTAGAATTTGGAAATTACATAGTTTCAATGGATGGTGGAACTGCATCAACATCTTATGCATCGGCACCAAATGATGATATAATAGACGGAGGAGCAGCTTAAAATGGCAATTAGAATTCAACTTAGAAGAGACACCGCCGCAAATTGGATATCATCAAATCCAACACTTCGAGCAGGTGAAATGGGTATTGAAACAGATACCCTTAAATTTAAAATAGGTAATGGGTCTAGCACATGGACTGCAATTACCGCATATGCAAATATTACGGCAAGTGGATTAAGTTCTAGTCTGGGAAGTTATATTTTGCAGTCAGCTCAAGGAACACCAACTGGGCCAGCAGAGCTAGATTCAAATGGAGATTTAATAATCCCAGAAAATTCTATTATTCTTTGGAACGATACAGCTCATACCTACTCTACAACTTTAACGGCTACACAGCCTACAGCAGATAGAACAATTACATTTAAAAATGAGGACGGAACAGTAGCATTTGTAGCAGATATCCCTTCAACTACAGATACACTTACAGAAGGCTCAACAAATAAGTATTTCACAGATGAGCGGGCACAAGATGCTGTAGCAACAGCTCTAGCAGCAGGCACACATACAAATCTAACAGTTACATATAATGACGGAGCAAATTCAATTAGTCTTGCAGCCGCCCCAGGATACGTAGATGAGCAAGCAGTAGATGCAGTAGCCGCAGCGTTAGCTGCAGGAACACACACAAATATTTCAGTATCATATAATGATGCTGGCGATGCAATTTCATTAACAGGTGCAGTTACATACACAGATGAAAATGCACAAGATGCAATTGGAAATGCACTCGGCACAGGATTATCATATAATGATACAACTGGTGCTGTATCAGTAGATACATCAACAATTCAGGCTCGTGTAACAAATGTTACAGATACAGAAATTGGATATCTTGATGGAGTAACATCTGCAATTCAGACACAGATGGATACAAAGCTTGCTTCTGCAACTGCCGCTACAACATATGCACCAATTGCCTCACCAACATTTACTGGAACATTAACAATTCCATTGTCAATTGTGGTTGAAGGCGAAACAGCAGATGATTATGAAACAACCCTTACATTTGCAGATCCTACAGCAGACAGAACTATAACATTCCCAAATAACTCAGGAACTGTTGCATTTACTTCCGATATTTCGGCTGCTACAGGTGGAAGCGTTTCTGAAACAGGGACTCAAACATTAACAAATAAGTCCATCTCTTTGGGTTCAAATGCCCTTACTGGCACACTCGCACAATTTAATACAGCAGTGACAGACGCAGATTTAGCACCAATTGCTTCGCCAACATTTACTGGAACACCAACTCTCCCAAGCGGAACTATTGCTACAACTCAGACAGCAGGAGATAACTCAACAGCAGTTGCAACCACGGCATTTGTAGGAACTGCAGTAGCAAATCTTGTTGACTCTTCACCAGCGTTACTTAATACATTAGATGAAATAGCAGCAGCTATTGGAGACGATCCTAACTTTGCCGCAACTTTATCAACAAGCATTGGACTTAAAGCCCCACTTGCTTCTCCGACCTTTACTGGCACAGTATCAGGAATTACATCAACAATGGTTGGGCTCGGTAACGTTGATAATACAACCGATGCAAACAAGCCCGTATCTACTGCAACTCAAACATCTTTAGACTTAAAATTAAATTTATCAGACCCAGCAGTTGACTATTACATCAGTAACTCTGGCTCAGGTGCATATCTTGTCAATGGAGTTTCTAACGGAAACATCTATTTTGAAAAAGGAAAGAAATACAGAATTCATGTAAGTGCTTCAGGACACCCTTTCTGGATTCAGACGGCGTCAGGTGCGTATAGCTCTGGAAGCGTTTATAGCACAGGAATTACTAATAACGGAACTCAAAGCGGACATATTATTGTAGAGCTGCCTGCAAATGCTCCTCAACTTTACTATGCATGTGAATATCATTCTTCAATGGCGGGATCAGTAATTACTGGTACAACATTTGAAACGTACAAAGCTTTATCAGATCTATCTAACGTAACTAATACATCAGATGCAAACAAGCCAGTCTCAACCGCTACACAAACAGCACTTGATCTTAAGGCACCACTAGCATCGCCAACATTTACAGGTACAGTTTCTGGAATTACAAAAACAATGGTTGGTTTAGAAAGCGTTGATAACACAACCGATGCAGCCAAGCCAATCTCTACAGCAACCCAGACAGCACTTGATCTTAAACTTGCTTCTGCAACAGCTGCTACAACTTACGAAACAATTACTAACGTAGCATTAAAGGCTCCAATTGCTTCTCCTACATTTACAGGAACTGTTGCAGGAATTACTTCTACAATGGTTGGTCTAGGCAACGTAGACAATACATCAGATGCCAATAAGCCAGTATCAACAGCAACTCAAACAGCATTAGATCTAAAGGTAGACGAATCTTTATTTGATGCAAAGGGCGACCTATTAGTTGCTTCCGCAGATAACACTCCAGCTAAATTAACGATTGGAACAAACGGATATTTGCTTACAGCAAACTCAGCTGCAACTAATGGAGTTGAGTGGGCAGCAGCACCAGTAAGTCTTCCTTCTCAAACAGGAAATACAGGAAAATATTTAACTACAGACGGAACAGATGCAGCATGGGGAACTCTAGTAGTACCAATTACAACTGGCACAGCAACAGTATCAGCAAATACTGCAACCACTGTAGATACTACAGCATTGTCAGCATTTACATCAATTGAATACATGGTTTCATTAAAGCAAGGTTCAAAGGTAAGAACATCTAAAGTAGTTGTTCAAACAGACGGAACTTCTGTAGATATGACAGAGTTTGCAATTACAGAAACTGGCGGAACAATTGCAGGAGTAGTAATATCAGCAGCAGTATCTTCTACAAATGGAGTATTACAATTAACTGTAACAGATGCAGCAACTACAAATGTAACAGTTAAATTTAGCAAAGTAGCACTTTGAGGAGGGCTAGATGTCCAATAAAGATTTTAAGTTAAAGAATGGACTAATAGTTCCTTCCTTAT